CGGTGCGGAAAGGAACGTACAGAAATGAACAGCTTCAAGAAAGCATTTATCAGAACGGCGACAAAGTACGCTGAATACGTTGAATTGAAGATAAAGGCGGCGACAGAGATTAAAACAACGCCACAGAAAGCGGACAATCCAAAACGTGGGATGGTGTACGCCGGAAACACTGAACCGACAGTATCAGAGCAACTTTGCGAAGAGATACGGACATTAAATGCGGTTGCGGCAGCAGTCGGGAAAATGGAAGAAGCGAAAGTGACAGAAATTGACCTGACAGAAGCAGAGCTGGAAGAAATCACGCTGACACCCGAACAGGAAGAGGAATTGAAGAAAAAACTTCTTTTCGCAATAAATCAGGACACAGAAACCGGGCAGGTGGAAATCTGCCCCATGAATGAAAAGAACTGTATCATATTACACGGGGCAGAGGAAATGAAGTGGTTTATAAACCGCCTGCGGGAAGCTATTCAATAGTTGCATAACAGGATAGCGAAAAGGGAAGGAGGGAAGACGGATGGCAGAGGATAAGAGAACAGAAACCATGATTGCACAGGAAGACGGCAAGGAAGCTGCGGAGGTTATGGGCTTCATGGAAATGCTGGATAATCACGAAAAGCGGGAATTTCTTGCCTTTATTCAGGGCGCAAAGTTCGTGAAAAGTCTGCCTGCCGGGGCAATCAGAACAGCATAACACGCCCGCCCCGGCTGCGGGCGTGAGAAAGGAAAAGAACATGAATAAAACAAAATGGGCTGCGGTTATTGCAGGGACATTGTTTCTTTGCGTTGCGGCTTATGCGGCTGGAAGCTATGCAAAAGAAAAGCTGATAGAAGAAGCGGTGCGGGAAATGAAGCGGCAGCAGGAGCCGCAGGAAAGCCGGGAAATGACGCAGGAACCGCAGACAGGCTATATCCTGATACACACGACGGACGGGGAAACATGGGGCTTCTACGGTGATATGAAAATCATATCAGACGGAGCGGACGGCGGGGACATTGATATTGATATGTCAGGCTGGCTTGTCGGGTCAACGCATGATTGCTATAACCCGGACCCGGAGGAATGACGCAGGAGGTGGCGCACATGAAAGAAGGGATTGCGGCAGCAGGCGTTCAGGTGGAAGGAACTTTCAACGTGCAGCGGTTCTTTGAAACGCTGGCAATGATTCTTTCTCGGAAAGAAAACCTGTCAATCAAAGTGACGGTGCATGAAGAAGGAGAACAGCAGCCGGAAAAGGCGGCTGTATAAATAAATCATACCAGATACAAGGAGGAAAAGAAGAATGTCAAAAATGACAGCAGAACAGGAAAAGGGCATTTTCAAAGCGGCGGTTGTCGTGAATGATGAAGCCGGGCTTCCCAACTACATGACAATGTTTTACATGGAGCCGGGAACCTACAAGGAAGAGGACGTGCCGGAAGTGTTCAAGGTAAACGGGGAGATTATGGCGGCTATTCTCATTTCACAGTATACAAATACCGTAATTAACGGAATACCCGTTTCCCTGCCGTATCAGAAGCCCGTTGAAAGCATGGGTCATGATGAATCGGCGGCAGCTTGCCGGAGAAAAGGACCCGGCTGGCACTTAATGACAAATGCTGAATGGGTATACCTGATGAAAGACGCAGCGGCAGCAGGGCATATTATCAGCGGTAACACGGACTACGGGAAAAACGCTGATAACCCGGAGGAAAAGGGCTATTGTTACGACGGCTACACGGTTTTGACTGGGACAGAACCGCTTGCATGGAGCCACGACGGAACGCCGGGCGGCGTGTTCGGACTTTGTGGGAACTTCTGGGAGCGTGTAGCGGGCTTGCGCCTGCATAAAGGCGTAATTGAGTATATCCCGGACAATAACGCAGCAGCAGAGGACTTCAAGCCGCAGGACCCGGCGTGGGTAGTTGCACGGACAGAGGAACCGGGGGAAGAAGGGCTTCCGTTCGGAAAGCCGCTGTATCTTGACGCACAGTGCGGAAAAGTAGTGCTGACAGACGGGCAGATTGCCGGGGGCTGGAACGGTTGCCATATGCGGGAATTGCAGCTTGCCGGGAGCCTGAAAGAAGTCCCGGACATTGTACATAGACTGGGAATATTGCCGCAGGACTGGCAGCAGGAGAAAGCGGGGATATGGGCTGACAGTGAGCTTGAAGAAGCCGTGCCTATCCGGGGTTCGGGCTTCGGCAACCCTTCCGGCGGTGGAGTGGCGG